TTCCGTTTTGTGGTTGCCAATCCACAATAATTTTAGAAACAGCTTTATTGTTAATAATTTCAATTTTTTCTTGAGCCTGTAATCCCTCTGGTGGTTCTTTTATTTCAGTTAATGTTGTGATATTTCTTGTTGGCAAAGCTGTGCCATCTTCAACAAAAGCATATTTACCCTCATTATGTTCTAAGGCTGTAAATGTATATGTCATATCTCCGTTATCACTAGCTGAGACTACTTTCCATGTTGTCGTTTCTAATGTTGATGTTTCTAAAATATAAGGTGCATTAACATTTGGAGTTTCACTAAAAGCTGAAGAAACAGTAATCGTTTTTCCACTTATATTTGAAATTGTTTTTTGTTCTAAAGCTCCACTTGGTAAGACAATAGACAATGTTGGATTATTACTAATAGTTGGAATATCTGTAGAATTTTCATCATCTAAAACTACAACGGTTGTACTGGTAACGCTTTCTAATAAACCACCTCTTCTATTACCTGATTTTAGACTGTCTGATATTTCAATAATATCCCCACATCTAACTAAAACTCCAGCAGCTAATGTTGTTGTAAATGAACAGGTTTCTCCAGAATTTTGCTCATTGAACAAAAACCATTTCCCCAATCTTGCGGCTTGGCCTCTTGATGTACAGGCAAACGCTTTTATGTTTTTTGTTCGTACCCCGTACTTAGCCTGTGTGGATGCGTCAGCTTCGACTGTTTCAAAATCTAGCTCTTGCGTTGTCATGTCAAAATATTGAACATGAATAACTGTATGCCTAGTTTTTAAACTAGAACCATTGTAAACAAAACCATCTTCGGTAACATTTGCATTATTAAAAATGTATTTTGTAGCTTTACCAGCAGCATCTTGAGATATTGTTATACCGCCAGCAGTATAAAAGGCAATAGCTCTCATTGTGCTACACAAAGCATTTATGACGTTATACGCTTCGTCTTGCTGTGTTATTGATATATTTGCTGAGAAACGTGGCTCTGTTGATCCTGTTCCAGAACCATCATCAACAAAACCGCCACAGTATTCGCTTACAGTTTTAAAAGTAAATTTATCAAGATTTGATTCATCAAGATTGCATCCATATCGAGTATTAGTGAGCAAATCATATAAAATCCAAGCTGGATCTGAACACCATTCCTTGTTAGCTTTAAATGTTCCATTCCAAGTGCCAGCATAAGTTAAATTTCCAAATGTACTGTTAACAGTTGCGTTGCTTGGGATTTTTACCTTTACACCTCTTATCCGATAGCGTCTATTTGGTATTCTTGGAAATTTCTCAGCACTAAAACGCAAACCAACATGAGCCGTGTTTGGATAAGCGTTTTGTTTCATTATTATATTTGTCGCACTAGAAAATCTGAAAGCATTAACAGTCCTTGAATCTGTGCTGTCTGCTGTGACTCTTTCAACTCTTATTTGAACAGGAAAGCTTGAACCAGATTTTAAATTTACTAAATAATCTCTGTTATAAGCATTTGTTGATCTACCTTTTACTGTGTCATCTACAACTGTTGTTGTTGTGCCATCATTTTCTATAGTTTTTATTCTTAATTGCACCTCTGTTCCATCAATACCACCCTCATTATTGAATACTTGCATGGCTGGGAACTGAAGCGTCACCCTTACAGCGTTTATTGTTGATTGACTTACAGTATGAGTAACGGGATTTGAAGTTGTTACTATAGTTCCGAGTCCGACCTCTGTTTCAATATTTTTAATACCAGAAATAAAAGTTTGATTTGATGTTCCTTCTCTAAATTCAAAACCAACATCTTGAAAATTGAAATCACTATCTTGAGGTGAAGTGACACTAGCAGCCGATTGTAATATTGGAGTTTGATT